TGCATTGTTATATGTAAATCAAGGTGAGATCATAGAGCATGAGATGCATCAAGATCGTGAATACCCTCATAAGACAGCGTTGTTATACTTAAACGACAATAACGGTTATACAGGTTTTGAAGATGGTACTAAGGTAGAGAGTGTTTGTAATCGTTTAGTTCTTTTTGATGGATCGATGAAACATCATAGTACTACATGTTCTGATGCGAAGGAGCGTTTAGTTATTAGTATTAATTACTTCTAAAATACCTCGTTTAGCACCTCGTGGCTCGGTCAATATTCGGTTGACATTTTCTATATAATGGAGTATGATAAACGTGTAATTACACAACATTATGGCAAAAGGATTTACAGTTAAAGCGAAATCTCCTGTCGTATCAAAAGAACCTGAATGGGACTATGATAAAGCACGAGAGATGGTCAAAGGTAAGACAGTTGTATTCTGCTTACCAGGAAGAGGAGTTTCATATCAATTTTTAAAAAGTTTTGTACAACTTTGTTTTGATCTAGTACAAGCAGGAGCATCAATACAGATTAGTCAAGATTATTCATCTATGGTTAACTTCGCACGTTGCAAGTGCTTAGGTGCTAACGTATTGCGTGGTCCTAACCAATTACCTTGGGATGGTCAACTACCTTATGATTATCAACTATGGATTGATAGTGATATTGTATTCAATACTGAGAAGTTCTGGCAGATCGTATTGATGGATAAGGAACTTGCAGGTGGTTGGTACTGTACTGAAGATGGTAAGACCACATCTGTGGCACATTGGTTAGAAGAGGACGATTTCCGCACCAATGGTGGGGTCATGAACCACGAAACCATTGAAAGTATATCGAAGAGAAAGAAACCCTTTACAGTCGATTATACTGGGTTTGGTTGGTTACTCATTAAGAAGGGTGTATTTGAGCATGAAGGTATGCCTTATCCTTGGTTTGCTCCTAAAATGCAGGTATTTGAATCAGGTGAGGTTCAAGATATGTGTGGAGAGGACGTTTCTTTCTGTTTAGATGCAAAAGAAGCAGGATTTGAGATCTGGTGTGACCCTCGTGTTCGTGTTGGACATGAAAAAACAAGGGTAATCTAGAGTGGAGGTCTTCAACGTCTACATTAAAGAGGAATTGGTCTTTGAAAACTTAACTAAAGACCAATTTTTCAACGAAATGGAAGAATTAGCAAGAAAAGCTTACTTTGAAGGCGAACCAAAAGCAGATTCTATCCGAATTGAACAAAAAAACATCGAAGATTAAATTATGGCAGTCAAAACTAAACAAGGAGCATGGGGAACTTCAGTATTTGTTGAAGCAACTCCTAAAAAAACCTCTCAAGGTAGAGGAAAACATACAAAATACTCTGCGTCCTCTCGAAATAAGGCAAAAAAGAGGTATAGAGGACAAGGAAAATAGGAAATTACGCCCGAAAGGGCGTTTTTTTATGCCTAAAATAAAAATGCCAAATATTGGGTATAAATAACAAAGAAAATAGTACAAAAAGTACCTTTCATGGCAGTAAAGCGAAAATCTAGAGCATTTAAAGACATTAGTTTATCGTTTAAACCTCATCCAGTCACCAAAGACCTACCTGTTTTAGTTAACGAACGTGCAATTATAAGATCTGTTCGTAACTTAGTGGAGACTATACCTACAGAAAGGTTTTTTCAACCAGATATTGGTACAGATTTACGTGGAAGTCTCTTTGAGAACTTTCATCCTACATTAGAAACTGTTATTGAAGACCAAATTAGAGAGACAATAACCAATCATGAACCAAGAGTTGACAATATTAACGTACAATTAGATCCTTACATAGATTCTAATGGATTTGAAGTAACAGTATTATTTGATATTGTTGGATTAGATATACCAACACAACAATTTTCCTTCTTGTTAGAACCTACCAGATAATATAATGGCATTTACTCAATACACAAACTTAGATTTTGATCAAATCAAGGCACAGATAAAGGATTATCTACGATCTAATTCAAATTTTAGCGATTTTGATTTTGAAGGGTCTAACTTTTCTATTCTGATCGATACTTTAGCATATAATACTTACATTAACTCATTCAATGCTAACTTACTAGCAAATGAAAGTTTTCTAGATTCAGCAACTTTAAGAGAAAATGTAATATCACTTGCTCGTAATATCGGTTATGTACCTCGTTCAAAAACTGCTGCAAGGGCACAGATCTACTTTACAGTAGAATTGGAAGGAGAAAATCCAGATATTGATGCAGAGAACCGTTTAAGGACTGTATATTTAAAACCAGGTTTAGTATGTGTAGGTAAATCAAATGACACTACATTTACATTTTCAATAACTGAAGATACAAGTGCTCCTGCAAGTATTGTTCGTACAGTTGGTGAAGGTGCTGCAAAGAGAAATATTTACAGTGCCCAATTTGGATCTGCAGAAAATCCTATAGAAGTTGTTCAAGGTTCTTATTTACAAAGAGAATTTACATATCTTGGTAATGAAGATCAAAGATTTATATTAGAGAACTCTAGTATTGATAGTTCTACAATAACAGTTACTGTTGGATCATCAAATGCTGATCTTAATACTTCTTGGGGTATGCCTTGGAAAAAGGTTGATAATATTGTTAATGTTAGTAACAAGTCGGAAATTTATTTCTTACAGGAAATAACTGATGAGAAACAAGAAATAATCTTTGGTGACGGTATAATTGGACAAAAGTTGGGTGGTCAAGGAACTGGTGCATTCAACAGTAGTGGCGATCCACTTACTAACAATAGAATCTTAGTAAGATATATTGTTTGCGATGGTGAAGAGGGTAATGGTGCAAGTCAATTTGATTTCCAAGGTGGATTTTTAGATAAACATCCTGATATTAACAATGCAAAAACATTAAAACCTTATGGTAGTGTAACTGTTAATACCATTCAGGGGGCATCAAATGGTGCTGAAGTGGAGAATCTTTCTTCAATTAAGTATTATGCCCCAAGGTTATATTCCTCTCAATACAGGGCGGTTACAGCAACCGATTATGAATCTATAATTGAATCAATATATCCTAGTACAGAATCAGTTGCTGTTGTTGGTGGTGAAGAATTAAGTCCACCACAATTTGGTAAAGTACAAATCAGTATTAAACCCAAAAATGGTACTTATGTTTCCGACTTTGATAAGTTACAAATCAAGAATAAATTAAAAAATTATTCGGTTGCTGGAATTAATGCAGATATTGTAGATCTAAAAATTCTTTATGTAGAGTTACATTCTACAGTGTATTACAATACAGCACAAAACTCTAACGGAAATAGTTTAAAAGGTAGAATTACAAATGCACTTGAGACCTATGCCAATAATATTGATATCAATAAGTTTGGTGGTAGGTTTAAGTATAGTAAAATTCTCCAATTAATTGATAGAGTTGATGATGCTATTACTTCTAATATCACTAAAGTTATTATTAGAAGAGATTTAAAAGTATTAAAGAATCAATTTGCACAATATGAATTGTGTTTTGGTAATAGATTTTATATTAATCCTGAAGGATTTAATATTAAAAGCACTGGTTTTACCATTGCAGGTTCTTCTAATATATTATTCCTTACTGATGTACCTAATAAGAAGGCAGATGGAAGTTTGGATGGTAGTAAAAAAGGTACTCTGAGTGCTATTTCTAGAAACCAAAAGGATGAACTTAATGTTATTGTTAAATCTATTGGTACAATTGATTATGCTAAAGGTGAAATACTATTAAATACTGTCAATATCACAAGTACTATTGCAGCAAACGATTTAATAGAGATACAAGCATTCCCAGATTCCAATGATGTTATTGGATTAAAGGATTTATACCTCAGTTTTAACACTTCTAATACTACGATAAATATGATTAAGGATGTTATTGCTTCTGGGGAAGATGTTTCTGGAGTTGTATTCTCTCGTGATTACTATACGTCAAGTTATTCTAATGGGGAACTGGAGAGGAAATAAAGTATGTTAGATATTGATACAAGAGTAAAGTTAAATCAAATTATAGAAAGTCAGCTTCCTGAATTTTTAAGGTCTGATTTTCCTCTTGCAGAGGATTTTCTGAAAACCTATTATCTTTCGCAAGATGCACAAGGTCAGGCAGGTGATATACTTAATAATTTTGATCAATATCTTAGAGTAGATAATTATACTCCTGATGTTGTAATTGGTATTAATACTTTAAGTAGCGATATTACAGCAACTTCAACTGAAATTACACTTACTACTACTTCAACCAATTTAAAACCAACAAGTGGTTATCCTGCTGAATATGGTCTTTTAAAGATTGATGATGAAATTATTACATATACTTCTAAGACAGATACTAGTTTTGTTGGTTGTATTCGTGGATTTAGTGGTATAACTGAATATAATGTAGGTATTTCTTCATATATCAATTCTACAAACGGAGATCCTTTAGAGTTTAAGAATACTGTTGCTGCTGATCACAAGAAAGATTCAAGTATCACTAATCTTAGTGCTTTATTTTTACAGGAATATTATAAAAAGTTAAAGAAACAGTTTTTACCTGGATTTGAGAACGTAAGGTTTACAGATCAACTTGATGTTGGTAATTTTTTCAAAAATGCTAGATCATTTTACCAATCAAAAGGTATTGAAGAATCTATAAAAATATTATTCAGAGTATTATATGGTGTTGAACCAAAGGTATTAGATTTAGAAGAACGTCTTATCAAACCATCAGGTTCTGAATATATTCGTAGGGAAGTTATAGTTGCTGAACCAATATCTGGAGATCCTAGTAAACTTGTTGGACAAACAATATTTAAATCTAATGACTTAGCAACTAATGCTTCAGTATCTGAAATTGAACCTCTTACTAGAGACGATAAAGTATATTACAAAATTTCTTTATTTGTTGGTTTTAGTGATAGAGATTTGATAGAAGGAACATTTACTATTCCAGGTAAGACCAAAGTAATTGAATCTTGTTCTGTAGGTTTTTCAACAATTACAGTAGATTCTACTATTGGTTTTGGACAGACAGGAACTGTTATATGCGGCAGCAACACTATAGATTATACTTCTAAGTCGATTAACCAGTTCTTTGGTTGTAGCGGCATTACAGAGGCAATAAACACCGCTTCAGACCTTAGATCTAATGAGGTTATCTTTGGATACGAGGATGGCGATACTAGTAAGAAAACTGAATTAAGAATTACTGGAGTATTGTCAAAATATAAAGGAATATCTGATATTGCTTTAGTAAATGAAGGTGAAAGTATTTTCGTTAAAAATGTTGGAGAATCTATTAAGAATCCAGAAGATCCAACATATAAGGAAATATTTGCAAATTCGTGGATCTATAATACAAGTTGTAGATATCAGGTAGAATCTTTTAATGCATCTACATTTGTACTAGGAAGTGTAATTGATAAATCCAGTTTAAAGATTAATGATATTGTTGATATATTAGAAAGAAATAGCAATACTATAGTAGGGGAAGCTATTGTTTCTGATATAGATTCTAATAATAACACTGTGTTATTGAGTGGTTTATTTACATTAAATTCTTTAAAAGAATATGATATTAGAAGAAAATTAAAAAAAGTTACAAGTAGTGGAGTAGAATTAGAACAAGGAGATAATTCTTATGTTGCAGATGTTTTAAATGTCTATGTTGATGATGATAAAGATGGATATGCAGCATCTAACTCTCTTCCAAGTTACTCTATACCAAGCACTGTCGTTAAAAGAAATGCAACTATATCTGGTGCTGGAGCTAATTTAGTTGGTATTAATACAACTGTAATAAAATTAAATGATCCAAGTGTATTCTGGACAGGAGATTCAGTTACTTATGAGGCATCATCAACATCTACACCTTTAATTGGATTGGAAAATAAAGGAATATATTATGTTGAAACTGGAATTGATGGTGACGCAAGAAATATATCACTCTTCTTATCAAGAACTCAGATAAAAAATGAAGCAAGTAGAATAAAAATTACTCAAGGTAATTTAAATGATTCTCATACGTTTACTTTAACATCACAGTATGGTAGAAAACTTGGTGCAAATAAAGTATTAAGAAAATTCCCATTATCTCAAAATTTATTTACTAGTGGTGATAACACAACTCCATCTAGAGAAATAGGAATGTTAGTTGATGGGGTTCAAATTAAAACTCCAATATCAGAGGATTATATCTATTATGGTCCATTATCTTCTATAGATGTATTTAATTCTGGAACTGGATATGATGTTCTTAATCCACCAAAAATAAGTATTCAAAAGAGTCATAATTTAGGTGATGATGCTCTTGCAGAACCTGTAGTTACTGGATCTGTTGAAGAAGTATTTGTAGATCCTCATAATTTTGATATTGATAAAGTAGTTTCTGTTAGATTAACAGGTGGTAATGGTTCAGGATGTGTTTTACAACCAGTAGTTGGTGATAGATTTAGAAATTTAAGATTTGATAGTAGAGATATATTCTTTGCAGGTGGAGTTTCGATTGTAGATGAAACAATCACATTCCAAGAGGATCATAATTTAACAACTGGTGAAACTGTATATTACAGTAGTAATGGTAATCCTGAACTTGGTATTGGTGCGGCATATGATACTACTAATACTGCAGATGGAACCCTAGCAAATGGAGCACCATACGTTATTCGTGTAGTTAATAGTAAAACAGTTACATTATACAATCAATATGAAGATGCAGTTGGTTCTATAGGTATTAACACTATAGGATTCTCTACTTCAACTAAAGCAAGTGGTATTCATCATTTTAGAACAGGTTCTAAAAAATTCTTAAGAGGAATTAAAGTAACACAATCTGGTTCTGGTTATACCTACAAAAAATTAAACGTAAATCCTTCAGGTATTTCTACCAATCATGCAAAAATAGATTTTGTAAATCATGGATTTAATGATGGAGATCTTATAGAATATTCACCAACAGTTGGTATTGGAAGCACAGTTCCTCAAGCAATTGATGGTTTAGTAGCATCTACAGGTATTACTTCAACGACTAATTTTTATCATGTACTGAAACTTAATGACAATTCATTCAGATTAGCTAATGCAGGTATTGGAACAAATATAACAGATTTAAATTATAGTAGAAATGATTATGTTGGATTAGGTTCAACTGGAACTGGATATCAAACCTTTAGTTATCCAAAGATTGAAGTTGTTGTTGAAGCAACATCTAATAGCAATCTAACTGTAGATTTTACAAATTTAGTAACACCAGTTGTTACTGGAAGTATAACTGATGTTAATGTTTATGAAAATGGGTCAAAATATGGAAGTGATGTAGTAAATTTACATAAAGATCCTATAGTTACTTTAAAAACTGGAAAAGAAGCAGAGTTAACTGCAAGTGTAGTTGATGGTAAAATTGCAGAGGTTTCTGTTTTAAATAAAGGAATTGACTATAACTCATCTCCAAAACTAGTTATAGAATCTACTGGAATAACAACTACTAATCTTGTTGGAAATGGTGCTGTTCTTCGACCAGTCATTAAAGATGGTAAGTTGGATAAAGTAGTTGTAATTAATTCTGGTATTGGATATACTTCTGGTTTAATTAATGTTTATGCAGAATCTAGAGGTACAAATGGGTTACTTGGTGCTAGAATTAAGAAATATATTATTAATAATGTTCAACAGAATGAAGATTATTTCAATATAGATTCTATAGGAAGTGATTTAAATTTAAGTGTTGTTGGATATCATCAAGATATAGCAGATACTTTTGGAGATGTTCCATCTAAACATTCTCCAATAATTGGTTGGTCTTATGATGGTCATCCAATTTATGGTCCATATGGATATAGTGATCCATCAAAATTAGGACCTCAAGTTGGTATTCTAAGCACAGGATATGATTTACAACCAGAATCTAAAGTGGGTCTTAGACCAGATATTTTAAAGTATCCTGCAGGATACTTTACAAATGATTGGAAATATATTGGAAATAGTGATCTTGATAAGCATAATGGTAGATATTGTAAAACTCCAGAATTTCCTAATGGAATATATGCATATTTTGCTGGAGTATCAACTAGTTTACAATCTAATAGTTTAATACCAAAATATCCATACTTTATTGGTGATACTTATCGTTCTCCATTTATATCATCTAATACATCATTAACACATGAATTTGATTTTAATACATCAAATCTTACTAGAAATACTTTTCCATATAAAGTATCTGAAAAATTTGCAGATAACGATTTTATTGTAGAATCTAACGAATTTCTTAGACAATTAAGCACTGTTGAATCTGTAACTATAGGTGAAGTTGATGAATTGCAGGTATTGGATGGTGGTAGAGATTATAAGGTAGGTGATTTTACAGTATTTGATAATGAAGGAACTAATGGATCTGGTCTTAGAGGACAAGTTAAATCTATAGTTGGTATTGGAATTTCCAATATTAATACTGAAATTAATAAATTTGAGAATGCAGTATTTGTATGGGAGGATGAAAATAAAGTATCAGCACATTATTTACCATTCTTTGAGGTAAATGATAAGGATTCTGTTGCTATTTCTGGTATTACTAGTTCTATAATTGGATTGACTAATTCATTTAGTGTTGGTGTTAAAACTGATACTATAGGATTAGCACAAACCATGACTTCCAATTCTACTGTTACTGGTAGAGTTGATGATATTTACGTAAATATCATACCAGATACAATCTCAATAGGTTCATCTTTAAGGATTGATAATGATGAGATTGTTAAAGTATTGAATAAGTTTGATCTTGGTTCAATTTTAAGAGTTAAGAGATTTGGAGTAGGTGCTGCACACACTTATAGTAGTAAAATTGATGTATTAAATTCAAAAATTGATATTCCAGTTAGAGTAAAGGAATTTGAATCAAGAATTAATGATAAAGTTTACTTTAATGGACATCAATCTGTTGGTATGGGAGTTACTGTTGGTGGTGGAATAAGTGTTGATTATAAGATTGGTGAAACGACTACTGAAGTTCCTATTCCAACTAGAGCGATATATCTACCAAATCACCCATTTACGACTGGTCAGAAATTGATTATTTCTAAGAGAGGTGGTGCTAATTCATTACTTGTTGGAAATTTTGAAACTTCAGTAGGTTTATTCAATTTACCTGACGTAACTACTGATAAATTTACTGTTTATGCAATTAATAAAGGTCAAAATTATATTGGATTAGTAACTTCTGTTGGTGCTGCATCTACATCTGAGGGATTATTTTATCATGGAAATGGTGATGACGACTATGAATATCTTTTAGAATCTACTTTTGATCAAGTTCAAGGCGATCTTGATAAAATTATTACAACAGTCACTACAAATATTGGTGCTGCAAATACTGTAACACATGGTTTACAAACTGGAGATGTTGTTTCATTAAATGTAGTTCCAAATACTGTTGTTGGATTAGGTACTACATCAGCATTAACATTAGGTTTTGATGAAGAATTTCAAAAATTAACAATTAATCCACTATCTTTTGCAGATTCTGATATCGATATTAATGAAAGTAAAATTACTGTTACTAATCATGGGTTAAAAACAGGAGATAGAATTCTTTATAAGAGTAGTCAACCAGCGTCTGGAAAAGAACCTTTTAGAACTTCTTCTGAAGAGTTGCTTGGTTGTTATTATATTTTTGAAGTAGATTCAAATATTATTCAGATAGGAAAAACTTTAAAAGATGTTACTGTAGAACCACCACAATTAGTCGATCTTACTAATGTGGGTGGAACATCTCATTCAATTGCATTAGTTAATCCTCAAATAGAAGTGGTTAAAAATGCTAAACTAACATTTGGTGTTGGTAGTTCTACTTTAAGTGGATATCAGTTAAAATTCTATTATGATAATGAGTTTAAAAATGAATTTGTTAGTGTTGGTTCTGGTATTACATTCAATACTAATAAGGATAATGGTATTATTGGAATTGGATCAACTGCTACACAATCTATTGCATATACAGATTCAACCCCCTCTCGATTATATTATTCCTTAGAAAAAGGTGGTTATCTTAGTACTGCAGATACTTTAGTTAGAAATTATTCTGAAATTAAATTTGTAAACAGTGTATATAATGGCGATTATAAAGTACTTGGAATAACTTCAGAATCATTTGATATATCTCCAAATTCTGTTCCTAAAGTTTTAAGATATCAAGAAGATCAGTGCGATATACTTGAATATGCAACAGAATCTAAAACTGTAATAGGTCCTATTAAAGAAGTAAAAACAATATCTAAAGGATTTAATTATAAGTCACTTCCTAAGTTTAGTTCAGTTGTTAGTTCTGCTGGAGAAAATGCTAATATAGTAGCACTTTCAACATCTATTGGTAGAGTAAATCAAATTAGAATTGTTGATATTGGATATGAATATTCATCAGATAAAACATTAAGTCCAGAAGCATTTGTTTCTCCAGTAATTAGGATTGATAATCTTGATACTATTGAATCTGTAAGAGTAGTTGATGGTGGTAAAGAATATTTAAGTGCTCCTGATATTGTTGTCTATGATCCTATCGAAGACAAAATTGTAGATTCAACTTCTTTAACTGCTGAAACTCCTAATCAATCAATATCTGAGGTTAAAATAGTCGCTCCAATACAAGGACTTAATTCTGTAAATCATAGAATTATTTCTGTCAATAATTCAAATGGAGTTGGTATTAACTCTATGACTGGCGGTGGAACAGGAATTGTTACTTGTGTTTTAGATACACCTATTAATGGATTTGTAGTACCACCATTTACTAAGGGTGATGAAATATTCATCGAAGGTATTGAATTATTTGGTGAAGCAGGTATTGGAACTCAAAGCAATTCTGGAACTGGTATATCAACAGAAGGTGATGGTTATAATTCATCAAATTATCAATATAGATTCTTCAAAGTTGATGATTTTATAAACACAAATCCTGCGGTATTAAAATATAATCTTATTGGATTAACTACAAATCCAGGTATTGCTAAAACTTTCCAATCTGGATATGCAAATATCATTAATAGAACTAAGTATCCTATTCTTGAATCTGTACAAAAAAGAGGCAATTTTATCATTAATGAAGCATTGTATATCTTTACTAATGATAGGTATATTGAAGTAGACCTAAAAATTGTAGATTCTAGAGATGATTATATTAAAACTGATGGGACTTATGATGTACATGTTGGAGATAGGTTAAAAGGTAGTGTTAGTGATGTTACCGCCACAGTAACTAGTATTATAGAAAATAAAGCAAGATTTGAAGTTAATTATTCCAATCGTAAGGATCTTGGATGGGTTGATAATGTTGGTAAGATTAGTTCAGATGATCAAGTAATTCCAAATAATGATTACTATCAAAATTTATCATATTCTGTTAAGAGTAGCATACCTTGGGAAAGTTTTGTTGATTCTTTAAATAGAACTGTTCATCCTGCAGGACTTAAAAATTTTGCTGATGTTAGTATTGGTTCTACAGTTCAAGCAGGTGTTTCTTATGGAGCAACAACTAATAATGTTGTAATTCTTGATGTTGTTAATGAAAGAAGAGTTGATACTATTAATAATTACGATCTTGCACTTGATTATGATGCAAGAGGAAATAAATCCAAGTTTATTCAATTTGAAAATAAAAAATTAGCAGATTTTACAAAATGTAAAACAAATAGAGTTTTAATTCAAGATGATATAAGTCCAAATTTCTCAAGTAAAGGAATACAGGATTTATTTACAGAAGTAGAGGAAGTAAAATCTAATTTCTCCAAATATCTTATACAAATTGTAGATCCTGATACATTTGATGTTCAGATAAGTGATTTAATTGTACTCACAACTACTAATGATGCTTATTTGGTTGAAAAGACCAGTGATTATTCCAATATCAAATTGGGAGAATTTACTGCAGAATCAGATTCTTTCGCAAGAAAAACTTTAAAATTTACACCAACAGAAAAATATGATAAGGATCATGATATAAAAGTTCTTAAGACATCATTTAATACAAATATAATTTCAAGTGGAAATCAAAGTATAGGTTCTATCGATCTAACTGCAAAGAATGTTGGTATTGGCAGCACAACAATTGGATTTACTACTACAACAATAGCACAATTCTCACATACAGATTTCAATGGATTTAGAGCTAATGTATTAATGCAAGATGATGTAACTAAAGAATTGAGTTACAACGAAGTCATTGTTGATTTTGATGGAACTGATACTTATTTCTCAGAAAGTTATACTGATAGCATAACCTTTAGTTACGCTTCTAGTAAAGTAGGTGTTCTTACCGCAAGATATGATTCAGGAACGATCTATTTTGATTGTGAGAATGATAAAGACAGAAAAATAAATGTAAGTGCAAATATAGTTGGATTAGGAACAACAACTGCTGGAATAGGTACATACAGATATTCTGTTCCTGGACAACCAGCAGGAGCAGAAAGAAGTTGTAGATTAGAGTCAACTTATAATACAGGAACATCATCCCCAATAGCAGTAACAACTATTAATAAATTTGCTGATAGTTCTGTTAAATGTTTTACTAGGATTTCTAGTGCTGGAAATTCTGCTATTCATGAATTAGTTGTATTACAGGATGAAGGACAAGCAACAACAGTACAATATCCATATACTGGTAAATCTTCTAGTGGTATAGGAACTTTTGGTGCAGTAACTGCTGGAAATGATGTTACTATTAATTTCTATCCAGATGCAAGTCAAACTCAATTAGTTGAAGTTCAATCATACAATGAAATCTTCTATACACCAAATGATTTTGCAAATGAAGCACCTACTTTGGTGACTGGACCAGTAGATAGAGAATTATTCTTAACATCTTATGATGGTGTCAATGGATCTCGTGCTAATAAACTTAATTTCTTATTAAAACATAATAATACACCAATTTATAGTAAAACCTTTAATCCTGCAGATACAACACAATTAGATAAAGCAACTGGCACATTTACTTTAGAAAATCACTTCTTTAATACTAATGAAGAAGTTATATACACACCACAATCTACCTTTGTTGGCGTGGATGCAGTTGCTGTTAGTATCGCATCTACAACAAATAATGCTGGTCTTACAACCGATATAATGCCTTCTACTGCATTTGTTAAGGTTCTTGCTGACAATAAATTCCAATTATTCAGTAAAAAGGATTATATAACCTCTGGAAATCCAATAACATTTACGAATGATGGATCTGGTAATGCCCATACCATCGAAATGGCGAAAAAACTTAGTAAAACTGTTATCGGTCTTGATGGAATAGTACAACAACCAATTACATATACTGCAATTGAACATGCACTTACCAATAATATAGGTGCAGCAACATCTCAATTTGTTCTTAGTGGGATTAGTTCAGTTCAACCAAGAGATGTATTGAAGATTAATGATGAATATATGAAGATTGAACAGGTTGGATTCTCAAGTTTACCTGAAGGTACAATAAATGATGCAACTGATGTATCATTAGGTATAAGCACTCTACCTGTCGTCAGAGTAAGTAGGGGTGCTCTTGGTATAGGAGCAACGAATCATAACGCTGCATCGCTTGCTAGAGTCCATAGAGGGTCATTTAACATTGTTGGAAGCACTGCATGGTTCTTAGATCCACCTAAAGGAAATACTAGAGAAAGAAGAAGCATTACAAATCTTCCTTACATAAGAGCAGAATTTAGTGGAAGAACTTTCCTAAGACAAAATTATGATACCAATATGGTATTTGATGATATATCCGACAACTTTACTGGTATTGGTAGAACATATACATTGAC